TTAAACCTCGACCATACGGTACTCACTGTTGTTCCTAGTTCGGAAGCTATAGTGGAGAGAGTTTTATTCTCATGATAATTTTGGTCGTATAGCCAATCGGGGTTTTTGAGTTTGGCTAGACTGGCATCACAAATGTGTTTTTGTTTTGGGTGTTTTTGTTTTTTTGCTATTTTTTGAGAGCATTTCGGGCAGCCGGTACCGGATAAGTGGTTCTTTAGAGATTGCACGAATGTGCCGTGTTCTTTACAAACAATAGGCCCCTTCATTTTAGAATATTTGAAGTCTTTCTCGGATAGTTGAGAATAATCATACTTGTTGTTATGAATACGCGATGCTCGTTCTTTCCAGCGAGCTAGTGTGACTTTCTTATTTTCACTGCCACACAACTTACACCCGGTGCCGGCTAGAAATAGTCGTATTTCTTTTTGAAACCATCCGTGGACAGGACATCCGAGAATAACTTTGGATGTTATGTTTCCCGTTACCTCCACTCTCGAGCAGTCATATTTTTCGTCAAACAACAACCGGTTTGCATCTAATATTCTGGAATGTGCTTGGGCCCTTAATTCTTTTTGTTTCCTTGTTGGCATATTATATTCGTTTGTTTTTGTGCACCTACTCATCTTCGGATTTTCAAATTTCCACATCCTCTAATGAGGCAACCCTAATTTTGGTGATATTATTTAGACTGTATCCGCGTTGTTGCATGACATCAACCAAAGCTGAGTATTTGTCATACGTTTCTTTTACTTCCAAATATATCTCGAACATCTCCAAATAAGCATCTTCGTTATCAATATACTTATCCTTTGCTCTGTCCGAAAGATCTCGTTGCATGGTGCTGTCATATGAACGGAACAATTTGCCGCGAACGCGCTGAACTTGACTTTCGATATATTTGACTAAGGTGTTCAGTTCTATCTTCTTTTGAAAATAATAGTTCATCCAAACGGGTTGTTCCCTGTTGGCAATTTCTAATCTTTTACCCTCAATTTCGATATTTTTCTTTGCATCCTCCAACACACTTTCATATTCTGCAAGAATTACTGGCAGTTTAGCAAAACGCTTCTTAATGTCTTTTGCGCTGCTGTCACCAAGTTCTGCAATTCTGCTCATGGGTTTCCTTTGTAGAACAGCTCTAATGACGTTCGCTGTTCTTCTGTTAGTTGGTCTAAATCAAAGTCATCTGAAGTCTTACTAGCTTCTTGGTTGAGTTCTGCCAGTGTTTGTTTGTGTTTTTCTTGTTCTGCATCTGCTATCTTTTTAGCTTCCACTAGAAATTGTACAACATCTTCTGCTGACCCATTACAAGCAATGTCAGCGGGAACCCCCGCAGCAATCTTATACGAGAATCGATCTCGTATGTTTTCGGTAATCTCCACCACTCGTCCGGTTTCGGTTGTAACTTTATGACCGATTGGTGGCTTCACAATTCCGGTTACGTAGACGACATAATTTTTCATCACAATATCCTCCCACACAACTCCCCCTGCATTGGCCAAAGATGCTATATCATAGAACGCCACCACACCTTCTAATAGTGAAGGTGCCAATAACTCAAAAATTTCGTAGGTAGAGGCATAGTAATTGTCCTTCCGTTCCTTTAATAACTCTTCAAGATCAGATAGGTTACTCATCGACGAGCCTCCACCCAGAATTACCCTCTTCTAACCACAACATAGTTTTTCATCCATCCGTTCTATTGCCTCTCGATATATTTGGCTTTCGATTTCGTAATTCTGTTCAGGAACATCAAACCAGTCACCCGAGAATGACCGCAACCTTATATACTTCATTGCGCCCACACCATGTCATATACATCCATCGTCAGTTGAGCAGCAAATTTTGTGTCTGGTTTCTTGCGAAGGCTTGTTGTCTTATAAAGAACTTCACGCACTTGTTTATCCATATCCTCAGCATACGCTACAACTTCTTCGTAAGTCCACGCACCATTTCGAATTTCTAATAATTCTTCGGCATCGGGACGCTTAACGATAAGCTCACCCGTTGTCAGGGCTTCATGGCCCATTCTTAGTAGACGTACAAGGTGCATAGCGTGCTTTGTGTTTCCGTGAAACCCTACTTGGCCGTTTCTTCTTGTAATTAACGTAAAGTTTGGAACCATGAAACACACAATCCGTTTATTTGTTACAGGAATCTTTTTTACACGAGATCGAGTTGTTCTTTTGTGTTGTTTGGGATTCATGTCAATATATACTTCAAACATGTTGTCCGTTTTAGACGTATATGTTGATGTTTCATACCCACACAACACTGCAAGTCGTTGAACGTCACCGGCTAATAAATGATTCGTTGTGTGGTATCCAAATGTTTTTTTCTTGTGATTCTTTTTAGAGCCACCTCCCTGTAACAGGGCTACCAATAATGTTGTCATTTCGCGTTTAGTTAATTGAAAAACCCAATTAGGAAGTCGTTTGTCTTTAGATCCATGACCACAGTCTCTATATAACCACTCTGCTGTTTGACTATCAAATATCCAAACATTTTCGGGACAATTTGACATTCCTCTTGCTTCGTAGAGATAATGTTTACAAGTAAGTTTTCCGGAGTTTCTTTGTTTCGTAATGGTCTGTGTTAATTTGGATTGGGGTTTACTCTGTGTAATTCGCAACGATTTTGGTTTACAATTTTCGTAAAATTCAATCGTGCCATCACTTACAAACCAACCCATCACTCTTAAATAATCAAGCATGTCATATGTAGACAATATGTTTGTATCAAACCCCGATGGAAGGATCTGTCTTTTTTTCTTTGGAGAGATGCGCCTTAGTGTATCAAAGGTCTCTGGCAACTCTGCTGCTCTAACAAACTCCCACGGCCCTGTGGTGTCGGTAGTTCTCGAATGTCCACGAATGAACATATGGTGATTGGAAGTAACCAACGTATCTGTGTGGTGTCCAGTAAAATGATACATGTTTCCTGTAAAGGTTGAATCTATCCTCTCTGTTGGAGATTGGTATTTAACCTCATGTGAGTGAGGGTTAAAGGTCGCCAACAAATCTTCATCTGTTACTTCGTCGAATAATTTCCACCCGTTGTTGGTTAAAAATTCCGTATCATCACTATAGCAGTCATATCCAAACGCCTCCTCGAGTTTTCCTCGAGACTTGTTTCGATTCTTCTTCCACGTCCAGTATTGTTCATGCTTCTCTTTTGCGGTGCGGTATACCTCCTTGTTGAACCGAACTACCATTTCGGGAGCACCTAGTTCGTGACGTTCACCCTCGAACGTAGTGTTCAAGTTTCCGTGATTGTCATACGTCTGATACCCGTCCATTGCATACACACCATACAATTCACCACCAAATGGGACAAGTCGATAGTCATCTCGTACGAGGTGAAAATTGCCAGGCATCACCTTCGCAGCTCCAAAGTTCTGAACGAGAGATACAAAGTCTTTTGGTTCCGGTGCCTTTTCGTCTTGTGGATTATTGATCCACTTATTATGACCCTTAATACGTTTCAACTGCGACAGTGCGTATCCGCTTGTGGTGAATGCAATCTTGGAAGAAAGTAAACGGTGACGGTGAGACCTCAACAACTCATATGCCGGAGATGTCGCAACGATATCGCTTTCATCCACCCACAACGTCTCGACGACATTTGGGTTACACGCAACGGCGAGATCCATGAAGTGACGCAGCTCGTATAGCTTTGTGTCTTCTTCGGTGGGATCTTCACACTCGCGAACAGGAAAGAAGGTAGGGATCACGTTGATGCGATCAGCTGCAAACATTCCTCGGAAGTCAACATCCGAAGTTGGCAAGTTAGTGCCATATGAAATCGAACCTGCATAGTGCTTGACCAACATATTAGTCTTCATCATTTCCTGAGCACTTCTTACTTTCATGTCCAACACCCTTTGCGAATTTTAATTAATCTGATCAACATTTCTTCATCTTCTGCATCATATGCTTCTTCAAGCTGAGCACACTTGTTACTCAGTTCTGTGAGGTGAGCTCGTTCTTCTTCGGTCTTCTCTCTTACATTAGGACCGAATAGACCCCTGCCGGCCTTATGTTCTTGTTCACTATATTCTGACCAACCACTTTCAACAAACGGATCGGGGCGATTGGGGCGAATATCTTTCCACCACAGATACAACTCCTTAATTTCCTTTGCTGTTGCTGCTTGATAAGGAGATTCCTCACCAAGACCTATCTCCCACTCAAGATGTTTCAGACCAGCATCTCTCGATGGTGTGTGTTTGTTTTTGCGGCCACGACCGAACTGATACCAACTACGTTTTTTGTTTTCTTCTTCCTCCACCCAATACTCGCTTAGGTGTTGCATATGAGCTTTTTCAATTTCAACAAAGTCAACAAGAGTTTCGAATAAGCCTCTAATAATTCGAGTATCGAATTCGTACCACTCGCCACGCTTTAGTTTGGTATCAAGGTAATGTGGTTTGTCAATATAGCGGTTCCGAATATAAATTTCAATGCGATGATATACATCAGGAATAAACAAGAATGCGTCTTGAATATAATCCAACGCCTCTTCTGCAATCCAGTACCCGACTTTGCCATCGTTCTCGCGTTTCCACTTGCCCCACTCTTCAGATGTGGCGGCTTTGGGTTTTTTTGTAACACCGAAGATTTTTCGTACCCAGCCTGCAAATTTGGTACAACTCCAATAGGTTACTCTTGTTCGGTGACCAACCATCCATCGATACACGTTCATTTTGATTTCCTCAATAAGATACAGCCAACATGGCGTAATTATACCCCATCTGGCTGCACTTATCAACGTAGTAAAATCAATCAGTTAACTGAAGTTTCAGCCTCTCGAGTTTCATTTGTCGAGCATCATCAACTTCGGCCTTTCCGAAGATTACAGATAGTTGTTCAAGCATAATCTTCAAATCAGCGATTTCTTCAATCAAATTTACATCCCTGCCCCTCGACACCACCTGGCTAAGGGCAGCGAGAAACTCACCACCCTCTTCTACAGCCATCCAGATTTGTGCATCCACGCCCCACTTTGTTATTGCTTGATTATAGAGTGCGTTTGCTTCTTCTTGATCGATCATATTGCCTCCCACAATAATTTAATTTTCCCACAGTCCCATATTCTATACAACCCTAGATGTTCCAACATTTCTCGTTTAGTCATCGCTGCGTCGAATCCGTGATTTTTCATTAACCAATCTTTTGTTGTAAACCTTCTATGAAATCTGCGACGGCCGTCAGTCCACCACACGGCCGGTGGTGTAAAATATTGACACTTGAACCCTATATGGTCTTTGACCGTCCCCGAAAACCACCTTCTATCAACAAACGCTATCACTCGATTATAACCTCGTTGGTTGCATGCCCAACTAAACATCTTCGAACCTACTCCGGGGTTGTTTCTTTTATTGGTTACAAACCGTCTTAGTTCTACACAATTAGGGTCGGAGTGTTCGTTGTTGGCCGGCCCAAACACCATTACCGCAACTAAATTGTTGTTTTTATCAAAGGCACCGATTCTATAGTTTCCTGTGTGGCCAGCACCCAACAAATGATGTTTCTGTAAGAAAGGTTTTGCAACTGACCAAGGGATTTCCTTTATCGTTGTCTGTCTCCCATATACACCTCTTTCGCTTTTTCCTAAAAAGTGTCGGAGGGTATCTTTGCACAAGGTCTGTTTCGTTTCCCATTCATCACTAAAAATGTGAATTAGCCGGTACCCTGCCATTTCACACCTGTTGGTTTTATCCAAATGGTATAAGTGGTGTTTTCCAGCTCGTTCGGAATGCCAATAAAGACCGTTGTATTCAATTGCAATATTGTACTGCGGAATCACAATGTCCAATTCGCGACCGCCCAGTATCTTCCTATCGTTTAGTATCAAATCAACGCCTTGCTTCTCCAAAAAAGCGATTAATTGTTTCTCTCCCTCGGAGCTATGATAGCGGTTAACTTTTAGATTGTGTTTATTAAACCTTGTCGCGACGACACTGTCAGAAACTTTCAGTAGATTAGCAATCTCCGGTATTGAGCGTTTGATTGTATGGTGTTGGTGCTCTAGCCACTCCTTATCATCTAGCTTATCTAACGTTTCTGGCGGAATATGTTTTTGAGCAGGATGTTCTGTACCATATTTCAGATTACATGTTTTGCGCCGTGCTTCTTTTGAACACCTAGGACAGCCAGCAGCGCTGTTAATGTGGTCAGCGGGAGTTTGAACAAACTCTCCATGCTCTGGACAAATAATAGTAACTTTGTCTCTGGATGTATTTGCTACACTCTTCCACAGCGAATAATCGTACTTGTCTTTGTGAACCTTTCTGGCCTTGTGAATAAAAAAGTTTTTATCTTTTCTTTTTTGAGAAGCACGTTTTTCTTTAGCACAGGTTGGACACCCAGTCCCTCTTAGGTGATTTGCAACACTAGTGGCGAATTCACCATGAAGAGGGCAAATAACGGGGATATTTTTTTTATGATATGACGAAGCACTGGGAATATACTCTGTCCATAGCGAATAATCATACTTGTCGCCATGGACAGAGCGTGCCTTGGTTTTGAAGCGCTCAATCTGTTGATTTGGTTGATCCATTCAGTTTCTTCTCAACCCGCCGATCTTTTCCTGATTTTTGTTTTTCGACAACCTCCTCAGCATCATCGATCAACGCCTCCAAGAACTTTTCGCGCTCAGCCTCGCACTTGGTGAGAACGGTTGAAGCATATTCTCCAAAATCCTTACTGTACCAAGTTTTGTCCTGGCCGGCCAATGCATATCGAGAACCCTTCTTATCCACAACACCCATTTCAACAGCAACTTCAAGAAGGCCGTTATATGGGTCCATACCTTCGTCGTATGGTACTTCGATTGTAACTGTTTGATATGGTTTAGCAAAACGAGTCTTATATCCTTCTGCTTTCATTCGGATGCCCTTTACGACTCGCGAACCGGTATCTTTTAACTTCAACTTTGTTAGCATAGCAATCTGCGATAATGAATATTTTACAGCGTCTTTCACCATCCAAACGCCTTCGCCGTTCATCACGTCTTGGTTGCGATAAACCTGATCAGTAACAACAATTGAAATGTTATAGTGTTTAATCGATTGGACGAATGAACGAAGCATCGCTTTCAATTGCTTGTTGCGTTGTCCTTGATCACCCTTTGTAACTCCTTTATCAAAGTGGTCGGATTCGGTTTCAGTCATAAGCATATCTAAACTATCGATTGCTATAAGAACCTGTGGTGCACTTTCATCGCGGCCATATTCTTTTTTATACCCACCGATGAATGCAGATACCGTCTTTGTAACTTGAGGAATCGTATCAACAGACACATACATGTAGTCTTTATTCACGTCTACCCCAACCTTGGAGACAAATTCATCATCCAGTGCGTTTTCTGAATCCAACACAAGGCACGTTGCTCCTGCTTGCTGAGCTTCACGAATGATGTTACAGAGAACAAAACTCTTACCAGATGACGATGGTCCAACCAGACCATGAACACGACCCTGAGCAATACCGCGCAAGAAACTTCCCGCGAGGATTTTATTCAGAACGTAGTTACCTGTTGAGTACCAGTAACGAGGTGGTTGAGCAGATCCTTCCTCAAGGCCAGCTTTTTCTAAGTCTTTTTTAAAAGTCTTAATGAAATCCATAGACATAGATCTCTCCTATTATATAAAGTAAAGAAGTGGGGGGAGTGAGCACTCCCCCACATCGATCAAGTCTTAGGACTTGTTGGCTTTGCGGCTGCGAATCTGAGCTAGCAGATCATCTGCGTCGTCATCATAGCTGTCAGTTGAAGACTCTTCGGCCTTTGCTTCGGCAACAGGTGCTTCAGACTTAGCTGCTGATGTCGCAGCAGGAGCGGCGACCCTGTCGTTAAACTCAGTACCAGTTAAAGCAGCTTCAAGCATACCATCAACCTTTTCCAGTCCAGGATGTGCAGGCAACAGTGTCGATAGATCAATCATTTGATCCTGCACTTCAGCAATCTCATCTTCAGTCAGATCTGAACTTCTGCGAGCGAACTTGGAACCAACAGCGTATGTGTCGTAGTCACCCTGCTTGGTCTTCTTGATGATGAAGTTGCAACCACCTTCGTAAGCAAAAGGAACCTCATCCAATTCACCACTTTCAAAAGCTTCCTTGATTACGTTGAACAGTTGATAACCAAGAGCCAAGAAACGTACCTTGCCTTCGTGGTTCTCACCAGTTTCTTTATCAGCTTCCAGTGGGTCTTCAATTATCAGTGCCTGAACCAGATGCTGTTTTTTGCGCCAGTACTTTTTGCCGTTTTCCTTGTCTTCCTGCTTATAGTAGCCCGAAGATACCTTGCAAATTGGGCAATCCTCACCGTACATCTTCAAGCAAGGAACAGACTTGTTCTCGCCGTTGATGACCAGCGTATGCATGAGCTTTTCGACCATGAAACCAAGAGGATTCTCTGGATTGGCATCTGGCAGAAATCGAACGACTGCCTGTTCACCAGCTTTCATGTTCCAAAAGGGATAATAATTGTTTGGGCGACTGCCCTCGTTGCGGTCAGGCTGCTTGAATGCAGACTGTAGTTGAGACATAGACATAACCATGTTCGCTTCTCCTTTCACTTCTAGTTATTATTGTTCGCATCTAATTTTAAGTTTTATTCTGCGAGTTATCAAGGGACACATTTATTGTGTTTGGTATTTTTCATCCAGCGCCCTTCGCCAGATGTGAATAGTATACAACAAGTAGACCATTCATCAAGAGTATTTATGGGGACCTAAAGAACGGTCCCCAAAAATTAGAAACCACCGAATGTTAACGTCGTAAATGCTGTAGCAATTCCACCTGGTCCATACACAGTTGCTTGTAGCCTATACGATAGACCAGAACCTGTAATTTCAGCAACGCCTATGGTTGTTTGGGTTGTCAAGGCAACCAGGGATTCGCTGTCAAAATTGTCAGGTCCAAAACCAACATCCATCGAAATTCCAATGGTGCTACCAAATCCATGTTCGTCGGCGTCCAACGGATACCAATTACCTCCACCAGGTGACATCGCTATACACGCATATTCGATGTGAGAATGTGCCCCAGTAATATTCAACGTAACAATACTCGGGTCAAGCGGAACAGGGTCAAATACAGCGGAGAGGGTTCCACAAGGAACGGCTGGGAGTATAGCACCACGTAGTGAAATAGAAACATCATCTAATCCGGTGTTATCGCCTGCAGGAGAAATAATTCGAATGATATCACCAGCAGCGATAAAGTGAGTTGTTCCTGTTGCCGCAGTTCCTGGAAATCCTCCTGCCGCTCCAAAATCAAATGCGGCTGCATCTGCGCCAGCAGCGTCATAAAAACGAACAGTACCAATTGTTGTCCCATTTAGAGTAACATCAAAATCGGCCGTGGAGACGGCAGTTGGTCGAGTTTCTGAATGAACCTGATGTCCATAATCAAACAATACCATATCTCGAGGTGCAACATATTTGAATACCAAACTACCACTAGGAGCTGTGCCAAGCACTTGCATAGCAACATCATACGGACGTGGAAGTTCGGGTGGGGTTTTTTCTACCCAACCACCAGCATTATCCGCTACTAAAATATTGCACTCTGTCGTAGATGTAGGGAGTCCGCTAGGTACTAATGGCGCTTGGGGCACCCAATCTAATCCATTCCACGTCAACACATCACTCACACCAGGAGGGGTTGTTGTCAAATCCGTATCAGTCAAGTTCGACAACGATGTGTTGTGAGGATTCGCAGTGTCAGTTACATGAGGGGCTGGTGCAAAGGCAGCAGGAGTGTTGCCCTGCAGCGTTGCTGCATCAACAGTACCACCAGCCGCCCAGTCTTGAACGCTCCACACATTGCCAGTCACGAGAATATTTTGGCCCGGTGCAATTGCGGAGGTTCCTCCAAATTCAATCCAGTCGGTTCC